GAGAAGCTAAGTTATATATCACTCCAGATTTAATAGGAGATAATCAGCCATCTTTAGAAGATGAAATTACTTTAAATTTTGCTGGATCTGATAGAGTTGTACAGATAGTGGATATAGATACAAAGAAAGGTGGTCAGACTTATTTATTTATTTTATTGGTAAGATTCTAATGACTACAAGACGTTTAGAAGATTTACCTCCAGATTTAAATAAACAGATATCAAAAGATTTTAATGCTCTTATTAAAAAAATTCATGCTGAGTTATCTACTAAAGAAAAAAGTCCAGTTTATACAGGATTTTTTGCGTCTAGTTGGGTAGCTCAAGGTAGTGCTGTAAGAGCAAGAGATAAAATTAAAAAGTTTCAACCTTGGGCTGGTATAAAACAACAAGCAATGACAGCATTTTTAGCTGGAACTGGTGGTAATGCTCCTTTAAACCCTGTTATACAACCTAGATTTCCAGTTAATAGAGTTTTTAATTATAAAAGACCTGTTTACATCGGTAACAGAGTTGAATATGCAGTGTATGCTCTTGAAGGAGGTAAAGTTCAATTATTTATACAAGGATCTTTGGGTAAAATGATAAAAGAAACCATGACAGATAAAGGAAAATTATTTGTTGGTGGTAGCACTACTGGAGGATTTGGTCGTTCTCAAGGTGGTGTTAAGTATACGGAGTTTACCAAATGACTTTAGTAAATACTAGAGCAGCTTTTGAAAAAGCAGTAACTGATGCAGTATCAGATGTAGATCCAACAATTGAAATGGTGTATGACAATGTACATTACACAACACCAGGAAAAACTAAAAAATATATTTTAATGAGTGTAGATTTTACACAATCAACTTTACAGAATCAGGGAGCAAGTTCAGATTATTATGCTGGTGTAATTCAATGCAATGTATATGTTCCTAAATCAAAAGGTACATCAGTTTTATCTGAAATATCTGAAGCGGTAATTGATGGTCTTACTTCTGTTAATGCTTCTGGATACACAGATACATTTAGTTGTAAGCCTAGAGTTTTAGATGTAAATGGTCCTACTCCATTAGATATTGAAGATAGAAGTCATTTTGTAGGAGTAATATCTTGCCAATTCTCGGCAAATGCCTAGTATACTAATATAATATTTAATTAATTTTATATGGAAGCTATTGAACTTCTTAAGAACAAATTTGGTGTTCAGCAAAAATATTTGTATGAATTAAAAGATGGAGATTCGACAGTTCTAGAAATTTACTGGAATCCATTAACTATTGCAGAAAGAGAATCAATAGTTGGAATGTCTGGAGATACAGCATCAAGTGAAGATTTTGCTTTAAATCTTATGATTCAAAAAGCATTAGATAAAAACGGTAAAAGATTATTTCAAGATGGTCATAGAGCATCTTTAAGAAGAGAAATTAATGCTGGTGTTTTACAAGAAATTCAACTTGCAATGTTAAATTCTGGTGCTCAGTATAAGTTGGAGGAAGCGAAGGCAACTTTAAAAAGTTAAAAATGATTGGTTTTTTATGTTTTTTTTAGCTTCAGAGCTAGGAATGACTATAAAAGAATTAACAACTAAATTAAGTCAAGAAGAATTTATTCATTGGGTTGCATTTTATGAGTTAAAGAAAGAATACGAAAATAAAGCTTATGAAGATGCAAAAACTAAATCACGAGCAAGAAAACGATAAAAGCGGTACACTAAGATAAAGTTTTATTTTTAGGTCGAATCTCATGGCGGGAGAATATGGTGTAAATATAAAAATAACAGCTAATACATCTAAACTTGATTTAATAAATAAAAAAGCAAACCAATTAGCAAGTGCCGTAGATAAAGTTAATTCTATAAATTTAAGCGATATTACATCTTTTAAAGGTAGTGCTGGAAAAGAATTAAAGAATACAAAAGATGAATTGATGGGAATGGTTGCACAAGTAAATGCTACCAATAAAGCATTTGGCACAACGATTGAACAACAAGAAGGAGCTTTGCAGGGATTTGAAGAGTTAAGAAGAAGTATGACAGTAGGAACAGATGATTTTAATAGAACTACACAAGCAATAAATAAGCAAACTGAGGCGATGAAGAATCAAAATAAACAATTTGGTATTAATCAAAGAAATCAAAGAAACCCCAGAGGTAATTCAGCAGCTTTAAAAAGTGGATTAGTCAGTGGTGCATTTCCTTTGTTATTTGGGCAAGGGCCACTTGGTGGTGCTGCTGGTTTTGCTGGTGGATTTTTAGGAACAAAAATGGGTGGACAGATGGGAGGCTTTGCAGGAGGTCTTGTTGCTACTGCTGTTCTTCAACAATTAACTACTCTTGCTTCAAATATGGTAAAACTTGGCAAGGCTTTTGATGAACTTAATCCTAATGTTGAAGCTGTTACTAGTGCTTTAGGTTTAGCTGGTTCTGTAGAAGAGAAAAGACTTTTATTAATAGAAAAAACTCATGGTGCTCATGTTGCTTTAAATATGGTTACTGAACAAATGAATCAAGCTATAGGAGAACAAGGAGTACAAAATTTAACGGAATTTGCTGAAGCTAGTCGTTTAGCTGGAAATCAATTTAAATTGGCAATGACAAAAATACAAGCAGCTATTGCTCCATTTATGTCAATGTTTTTAGTTGATGCACAAAGAGCAGAGAATAGAAGACTTGCAGATTTAACGGGAGATACACAGCTTGCAGATTTGAGGAGTGAGCTTGCAACATTGGAAGGCACATCAGCTAGTGGTTTAGGAAGAAAAGGGGTTAAAGATAGAAATGCTAGAATAAATCAACTAAAATCTGAAATATTAGCATTAGAAGAAATATTAGCGAAAAGAGGAAAAGAAATTGAACTTGGTAAGTTCCGAGATCAACAGTTTGAATCTGCAACAAAGAGTATAGAAGATCAAAATATGTTTTTACAGAATCAACTTTTATTAGGTCAACAAGGAGCAGAAATTGAGAAATTAAAACTTGAAATAGCGAAAAAACTGGGAATTGCTGTTAAAGATTTAACACCAGAACAAGTAAAACAACTTGAGAATCTTATAAAAACGAGAGATGAATTACAAAAATTAAATGAACTTTATTCAAGTATTGCTTCAACAGTAGAAACTGGTTTGGTTGATGCCATAGAAGGTGCGATAAATGGTACAAGAACACTTGGAGATGTTGCTCGCAGTGTATTTACACAAATTCAAAGATCCCTTATTCAGTTTGGTGTAAATGCTTTTCTTGGTGGACTTCCCGGTATTGGACAGTTTTTTAGAGCAAATGGTGGTCCTGTTAGTAGTGGTAAAAGTTATATGGTTGGAGAACGTGGCCCAGAAATGTTTGTTCCAAATGCAGGAGGGCGAATAATTCCTAATTCTGATATGGGTAGTTCAACTAATGTTGTAGTAAATGTAGATGCTTCTGGTTCTTCTGTTGAAGGTGATGAAGAACAAGGCAGAGAACTTGGTCGTCTTATCTCAGTTGCAGTACAATCTGAAATAATACAGCAACAAAGACCAGGAGGTTTACTTGCATAATGGCTACTTTTCCTTCTATTCTTCCGACTTATGGTCAACAAAAAAGATCTGCTCCATTAACTCGCACTATTCGTTTTGCTGATGGTTATGAACATAGACTTTTATTTGGTTTAGCACAGCATCAGAATCCAAAAATTTTTAATTTTACTTTTAATGTTTCAGAAACAGAAGCAGATACTATAGAAACTTTTTTAGATGCAAGAGCAAACGATAGTGATAGCTTTACTTTTACTCCACCAGGAGAAAGTTCGGCTTCTGAATTTGTTTGCGAAAATTGGAGCAAATCAATACCATATAACAATAGAGCTACTATTCAAGTCACTTTTAGAGAAGTATTTGAACCAGCATCCTAATGTCAGTAAACTCAGCAGTATTCAGTGATTTACAATCTATAAATCCATCAGCAATTATTGAATTATTTACACTTCAATTAGATAATGACTTACATGGTGCAAATACAATATATAGATTTCATGCTGGAAGTAATCTTAATGCAAATGGTCAAATAGTATGGGATGGAAATTCTTATCTTAGATTTCCTATACAAGCATCAGGATTTGCTTTTCAAAAAGGACAATTACCAAGACCTAAAATATCTATTAGTAATGCTACAGGATTAATTTCCGCAATTCTTTTAACTGTAAATGAAACGACTACTGGTAATGATTTGACAGGAGCTACAGTAACAAGAATAAGGACATTGGCTAAATTTGTTGATGCTGTTAACTTTGCACCTACAACCACAACTTCAACCACAACGCAAACTATTGCAGATCCATCTGACGCTGAATCCGTTACTTTTACTGTAACTGTAGCTAACGTAGGTGGCTCTAATATATTCAGAATAAATGGAAGTAATAGACCTACACTCACTATGAAGCGTGGATCGACATATACATTTGATGTTTCTGATAGTTCAAATGCGGGTCATCCTTTTGCTATATTGTCCGATTCTCAAGGTCCACAAACAATAACTACATCTGGCAGTTATGGATCATCAGGTGGAACTGTTGTTTATGAACCAAATTATCCCTCTGCTCCTAGTGATCTTAGATATTATTGCACTACTCATGGCAATGCTATGGGTAATACAATTACTATGAATAATCCGAATACAACAACACAACAATCAACAGTTAGTACAACTCAACAAGTAAATCCGCTTGGAACTCCTGACCCTACAGCAGAATTTCCCAGAGAAATATATATGATTGATCGCAAGTCAACAGAAACAAGAGATGTTGTTGAATTTGAACTTGCTGCTCCTACGGATTTAGCTGGAGTAAGGATTCCTAAACGTCAATGTACTCGTTCATTGTTCCCTTCTATTGGTACGTTCGTTCAATGACTTGGAAATATAAAGCCTTACTTCATGCTCAACGTGAAGATCCTAAAGAGTCTTGTGGTTTGTTATTAAATGTAAAAGGCAAAGAAAGATATTATCCTTGTCGCAATCTTTCTATGACGGATCATCAATGTTTTATTATTGACCCAGAAGACTATATAAAAGCAGATAATACAGGCGAGATTGTTGGTGTAGTTCATAGTCACCCCATCACTCCACCTACTCCAAGTCAAGCAGATAAAATTAGTTGCGAGGATAGTAACTTACCTTGGTATATTGTTAATCCAAAAACAGAACAGTGGGGTTATTTAGAGCCATGCGGATATAAACCACCCTTATTAGGTAGACAATGGGTGTGGGGTATAACTGATTGTTGGAGTTTAGTTAGAGATTGGTATAAAGAAGAAAAAAATATTGAACTTAGAGATTGGAAAAGACCTACTACATTAGAAGAATTTAACAAAAAACCTTTGTTTGAAGATTGTGCATGGAGAACTAACTTTAGAGAACTTAGACCAGAAGAGAAATTACAAAATGGAGATGTATTACTTATGAGTATTTTGCATCCAACTTTAAATCATGTAGCATTATTTTTTGAAGGTGATGTTATTCATCATTTAACCGATAGACTATCTTGTAGAGAGCCTTACTCTGAATGGTTGCTAAAATGTACAGGAAAGAGGTATCGCTATGCTTCGTAAAGTAAAATTATATGGACAATTAGCAGAATTTATCGGACATAAAGAGTTCGAGGTAAAAGTTAATAGTGTTTCTCAAGCAGTAAGTTTTTTAATTCATAACTTTTCAGAAGTAGAACATTTTATGAGTCCTAAATACTATCAAGTAAAAGTTGGTAATTATGAAATTGATGAAAATGAATTATCATATCCTGTTGGACAAGAAGATATACATTTTATTCCAGCAATTAGCGGTGCAGGTCGTGGATTTGGAAAAATTTTATTAGGTGCTGCTCTTATTGGAGGTGCATTTTTATTTTCTCCGTTAACTCTTGGTTCTTTTACAGCAAAAGGTATAGCAGCAGGAGCAACTCCATTTGCAAAAATAGGATTTATGGCTAAAGCTGCTGTTGGACTAGGTGGTGCTTTAGTGTTATCAGGTGTTTCTGATTTATTATTTCCATTACCAGAACCACAAAAGTTTAATTCAGAAGAAGATCCACAATTATCTTTTAATTTTAACGGAGTACAAAATACATCAAGAGCAGGTACTCCTGTTCCAATAGTTTATGGTGAAATATTTACAGGAAGTGTTGTAATAAGTGCAGCGATTGACACTAATCAGGTAGAAGCATGACAGATGAAACTAAACTTATTAGAGGAACTGGAGGTGCACCAAAACCACCCCCACCTCCTTATCGTGCTCCTGATACTTTACACAGCAGAAGTTTTGCTACTGTACAAGATTTAATATCTGAGGGTGAGATAGAGGGTTTTGCAAGTGCATCAAAAGAAGGTCTTACAAAAGGAACAACTGCTTATGACAATGCAAGTTTGAAAGATGTATTTCTTGATGATACTCCGATATTAAATTCAACAGCTACAAGTGCTAGTCCTGCTGATACTGACTTTAACTTTCAAGATGTAACCTTTAAATCTAAGTTTGGAACGTCAAACCAAACTGCGATGAGTGGTATTCCTGCTGAAAGCAGATCACCAACCGCTGTTGGAGTTACTGTAACTACTTCTGCTCCTGTCACTAGACAAGTTACTAATACAGATGTAGATGCAATTATTGTTACTTTGACTTGGCCTCAGATACAAGTAGCTGAAGATGATGGAGATATTAGAGGAGATACTGTTGAATATAAAATACAAGTTCAATACAATTCTGGTGGGTTTTCAGATGTCGTTAGCACTTCAGTTAGTGGAAGAACAGCAGATGCTTATGCTAGAGATCACAGAATAAATGTTACTGGTGCTTTCCCTGTTGATATAAGAGTAGTTCGAGTAACAGCAGATAGCACAGATGCAGCAAGAGTAAATGCTTTTCAGTTTACTAGTCTTCAAGAAGTTATAGATAATAGTTCCTCTTATGCCAACAGTGCTTACGTTGCTCTTCGTTTAGATAGTAAACAATTTAATCGTATTCCTACAAGAAAATATCGTATTAGAGGAGTAAAGGTAAGAATACCAGGAGCAGGAGCATCTAGTTCTGGTACTCCGAGTGTGGACAATGTTACGGGCAGGATAGTGTACCCAGATGGATATATTTTTAATGGAGTCATGGGTGCTGC